CCTCTGTAATACTCATGCTTGAGACGGAAAAGCTTTTTGTAGTCAGACTCATATTTTTTGAGTTTGAGTCTTTCTTCAGAAAGAATTCTAAGATACTTGGAATGTAACCTTGGAATCTTTAACGTTTCTTCTGTAAGAAGATCTCTTTCGAATTTGGAATCTTGTTCCCAACTCTCATAGATATCTTGTAAGTTCATCAACCACCAACTATTTCAAAATCATAATCTCTGTATGTGAATACCACTTGTGCTTTTGCAAACTGAGATGGATCTGATTGAGAATCAAAAAGTAGATCCGATAACTGAATAGGAAAAGCATCAGTAAACTTTAATCTTATATTAGGATTTTTAGCTGAAGTCAATATATTAATTGAAATGTCTGAAAATAAACCTTCAGAAGAAGCAGGTTTAGCATCTCTTACTGTAGAGTAATGGTAGTCACCGGGAAGCTTCCAACTTTGGTTTGTTACTCTACTCATCCATGTAAAGATTTCTCTGTAGTTCTCCATATTTTCATCTACAAGAAAAGCAACAGAAAGATCTGCAAAAAATAATCTATCGCCCTGCAAAGGAGAACCCTGAATAGGGTTTGGCTGATCAACACGTCCAACAGAAATACCGGGAACGTTAATAGACTGTACTGTAAAATTTAGGTCAGGAAGCCTTTTTACTCTGAATGTAAAATTATTAGGTTGAATATAATTCAGAGATGAAGGCTGTGAACTTTGACTAAGCATTATTTGTAGTACTGTACAAGTTTCTTAGGCTTTTTCTTCTTTGGTCTTGCCATCTTAGCAAGTTGATAAGCACCGATAGATCCCAAAGTACCACCTAAAGCACCACCAACACCTAATCCAACAATACCAGCACCGGGAATCTTTGTTGCTTGTCCTAATCTCATTCCAGCCTGAGACCCCAAAGTTGTTCCGGCTAAACCACCTGCTGTGGTAGCAAGTTGTGGAACAGTATATTTTGGAGCATAAGGATCAAAATCTACTTGCTTGTAGTACAAATCATCTTTATCTTTTCTAGAATTTAATTCATTGATAAGGTTTTTGCTGTACATTTTTATCTCTTGCGTTTGTCTTTTTTTCTACGTCCGAAAACACGGTTAGCAATGGTAGCACCAGTTCCAACCAATGCACCTGCTGCTAATGCTCCTGCACCAAGAGCAGCTAAATTTTTAGGTTTACTAAGTGTTGTTCCTAAAGAACTTAAAGCACCAGACATGACATCTGATCCTGCTCCCTTAGATTTACTAACAGCGTAGTCTATTGTTTTTTGACCTACATCACCAGCAGTACCTAAAAGTCCTGCGCCTTTTTCAGCAGCGTAGTCTATTGTTTTTTGACCTACATCACCAGCACCCGTTACCACTCTTCTAAGAGCAGCTTCACCCGCACCTAAAGCACCGCCAACATCAATATCAGCACCTGTTGCCTGTAAAGGACTTGTTAAAGGTATATTTGGCATGCCACTTTTTAATCTTACAGAAATATTTGCTGGTTGCTGTGGACCGTAAATTTCTTCAATTAAACTTTTAGAATAAGACATGTAACTCTCCAAAAATAATTATAATAGTATTTATAAAAAAAGGGGGCCGAAGCCCCCTTGTCATAATAAATTTGTGCAGTTTCGATTACATCAAGTTTGCAACAGTTACTCTTCTGTAGTACTTGTTGGAATTCTGCTCGATACGACCAGCACCAGCGTTGTCACCTTCAGCGAATGGGTTAGCAACCATACCGTAACGGGTCTTAAAGCCGATCTTTGGCTGGAAGCTGTTTTCGCCTACAGCACGTACCATCTGCAGAGGTACGTATGGGCAGTAGAAGAGACCGGAATCGAATGCGTTAGCACCCTTGTAACCAACGGTCATGTACTGGTTGCCGGAACCACCTACGAAGTAAGGATCGATGTATACTCTCATACGACCATTCAGTACACCTGCAAAAGTCTTGCCTGTGTCGTCTACTTCAAGGTTGTTAGCGTTCAGTGCAGGGGTGTAATCCAGAACACCAGCCATCTGCAGGGCAGAAGCTACGTCCGAAGAACAAAGCATGATGTTACCCTTACCACGGCGGGTATCTTTAGCAATTTGGTTTGCTTCACGCTCGATCTGGAACATCAGACCCTTGAACTTTTCAACCATCCAACGACCGTTCGAATCAACGTCAAGGTCGAAAGTACCGGAAGACGCTACGTTATGTTGAGCGCCAGTTACAGCAGTCAGGTTGATTGTACGAACAACTTCACGGTTGATTTCAGCCAGAACTTCAGCTTGCAGGATGTTAGCAAGTTCAGTTTCAGCGTCCAGACCATGAATTGCCTTCAGATCCTGTGCCAGTTCCATTGTGTATTCAGCCTTGAGCGCTCTGGACTTTGCAGTCACAGCTACTTTCTCAATGCTGAATGCCATTTCTGGGAACTGGTAAGTGGTGTTGCCACCAAGTGCTTCAGCGTCAGCAGTTGTAATACCACCCTGATAGTTGTACGAAGTATTTGCACCAGCAGGTTGATCACCAAGGTTCTGACCAGCTTGACCTTCTTCGTTAGAAGCAGCGCCAGTAAGAGGTGCAGAGAAGCCAGTGTTAGCTTCGTTGTACATTGCCTCTGTACCAGTCTGGGAATCGTAGCGGGATCTCATAGCAAAGATCAGACCAGTAGGACCAGTCATAGGCTGGACACCACAAATGTCATATGCTACGAGGTTAGGCATGGAACGACGAACCAGAGAAATGAGGACTGGATCGTAGATGTCTACGTTGCCTGTACCAGCAACGGAAGAAGAAGCACCCATTGCGTTTGTAGGCGCAGCTTCTAAGAGAGACTGTGGAGCAAAACCAGCTTGCTCTGCAATGGATCTCTCGGTGTTTTCGAGCAACTGTGCTGTCACTGCTCTTCTGTGGCTATTCTCAATCTCTGGCAGATCTGGATGATCAAGGAGAGGAGACCACTTATTTACGACGTTTTCGTGTAAGTTCATTTGTAACTCCTATTACTTTAGACTTTTTTTACATGATTAGAAACTGCATCAACGTATTTCTTTACATTCTCGTCGATGTATTTATCATTTTGCTCAACTTCAACTTGCTCATCCATATAGAAAACATTGGAAGACACTGCTTCTCTAATAACCGATGCTGTATCAAACTCATTTGCAACGAAAGTTTCCTTAAGTGCTACTAATTTATCATTAAGCTGAGAAGCATTGTCAGCATCAACATTTTCTGCTAATTTCTTTAGCTTGTCTCTTTGCATCAAAGAAAGGTCGGCAGAAACTGCTTCGAAAACCAGAGCCTTTTCAAGCTCATTGATATGGGATCTCTGGTTCATGTTCTTTTTGATTTGCTCATTCAGCTTGCCCTTAAGTTCTTCAACTTCAGTGTAAGCTTCCTGAACGACTTCTACTTGAGAATCATCAATTGCAATATTGTAAGACTTGATGACTTTGGAAATATCAGTAATCATACTTTCGTAAAGATCACCTTTGATTCCGTTATCAAGAACAAGTTTATTTTCAACCATGTAATCTTGTACGGCATCTGTGATAAAGCCTTCAACAGATTCAGCCAAAGCTTCTACTTCAGAATTGAACTGAAGATCATAGTCTTCGGAAAGTTCAGCAATAATTTCTTGCTCTACTTCTTCCATCTTCTGAGCAATAGTTGCTTCAAAGATTGCTGCGGCTCTGTTCATAAGTTCTTCGGAAAGACCTTCACCAGCAAAAATTGCACCTACAGCTTCTTTAGCCATAATTGTGGACTGGTTTACTACAGCAGCTTCGTCTGGAACTTCATCAACTTTGTCTTCGGGCTTTGCTTCAGACTGCTCTGGAGCAGGTTCAGCAACAGCAGCCAAGATCTGATTTGCCTTTGCGTCATCTGCTGTAAGAACAGCATTGATCACAGCAGCGTTTAGTTCTGATCTAGGCATTGGCTCACCCGGTGCTGGATTATCAGCAGGATTAGCCGAAGGCTTAGGTTCAGCAACAACTTGAGAAGAAGACAACTCTGGTGTTGGCTCCTCTACAGGCTGAATGTTTGTCGATTCGACAATCTTTTTTCTACGTGCCATTTTTAAAAACTCCCTTAACTGAGTATTATTTATTTAGATAAGTTTTTGAGAAAATCCTCAAATAACGATAGTTTAGCTTCTGGTGTCAAACTATTTGATCTAGTTTTCTCTTCAACGATATCTTGATATCTTTCAACTGTAGAAGCTTTTAAGATTCCATTGTCCCAAATCCACTCAACACCTTCCATAATACCATTTACAAAAGCATCAGGAGCAGATGGATCTGCTACAATGTCTGCTGCAGTAGCAAGAGAGAAGTCACTCTGAACTTCCTGAAACTCACCTCTGGATTTCAAAGAACCCATTCCTCTTGTCGAAACGCCAAGTGTTGCACCTTCATCGATAAGAGTCTTGACGATCTTACCGTTTGGCGTATCCATAATCTTTGCCTTACCGATAAAGTTTGGACCGTCCTGTTTAATCTCAACAATCATATGAGATACTTTATCCAAGTTGATTGTTGGTCCTTCGGGATGTCCTAACTCACCAAAAGCTCTGTTCTTTTCAACAAGAGTTTCACAATATTTTGCCACTTCCTTTTCAAGGATCTCGATAGGGTATACTCTACCGTTCTTATTTTTCTTCTCACCTTGAATAAAAATACCCTGAATAAAGTATTCTGGCTTACCAGACTTATTTTCTTTAAGAAAGTTTACTTCTTCGTTTAATTCCGTAATTAATTTCATAAGTCGTATAGCCTTCTTGTTTTTGGATCTTTTCTTTCAGAATCTTCAAGTGACTTAATAAAATCTTCTTGTTCTTTTTCGGTCATACTTGCTTTTAAGTCTTTTGTTGCAAAACCAAGTTCCTGAACGAGCTTTCTATCTCTAGCAACTTCTCTTGCCTTTCTGTGAGACCTTCTAGAAAGATATTTTCTGAACTGAAATGCTCCACCAATGCCTACAGCAAGAAGGATGGCGACTGGAATAGCATATGGATTTACGAAATATCTACCTACAAGAGGAATTGAAGCAATAGCAGCAACGCTTGTTTCGAGAATTCCTTTCAACTGAGTAGTCATCCATTTTAAATTATTAAAATTATTAATAAAGGATGTGGTATTTTTATTCCAATCTTGAAGATCCTTTCCAATGTTGACTGGATCAGGTTTATTATCATCGACAGGTGATGTCGAAGGAACGTCACCTGTGACATTAGGGTTGAAGCCTCCAATATCTTCACCGGAAGGTGTTGTAGGTTGAGTGCTTGTGGGTTTAGTATCTGCTTTTTTAATAATTCCGTAATATGTGAAAAGTTCAACCATTCCCGGAGAATAAGAATATGTCTTTGACGCTTCATGACTGTTGGCTGCGCCAAAAAGACTGGTTAAATTGCTAGAAACTAATGCCGAAGGATTTTTATCACCAAAAATCTCGTATTTGAAATAATCGTTCCCGTAAGGAATTTTAGTTAAAAGTTTACCGGAAAGACCAGACAAGTTGATCTTGGAAGACTCAGAGGGGAAATTTCTTCCCTGATTGGGAGCTACTTGAAAATCTGTGTAAGAATCAGCGTGAAATAATGCAGTCTTGCCATTAATGTTTTCTTTATGTAAAGCGTAAACAGGATGAGCAGGTCTGTTATTATTTGAAACATTTTTGTCAGATCCAAAATGATAACTACCTGCAGAGCCTGTGTAACCCGCAACAACAAAAGACTGACCAAGAAAATTAATTTTTCTGAATCCATTTGCTAAAAGAGAAGCAGCAAGCTTTTTTGACTCTTCAAAAAAATCACCAGAATCTAATTTGAAAATAACACCATTGCCCGAAACTAATTCAGGGGCATAAGTCTTTCCGTCTTTCGGCTTGTTCGGTGTTTTAGTGGCTTCAATAATCCATCTACTTTTAGATGAATCACCCCTCAAGATATTGTTGAAAGCATTCTTCATTTCTTTTGCTGCAAAAAGAGGAGTGCCAAAAGGCACACCCCATCTAGTCTCATACTTTTGAGCAAAAGCGCCTATATTGTTGCCCCATCCTCTTACGTTTAGGTACTCATATCTTTTGTCCAATTCATAACCACCTGTACGTCTTGGCGTAAAAATAGTACCCTCTTTAAAAAAATCAGAATTTTCGATAGAAGAAGTTAATTGATCGTTAGATTCATCTAAGTACTCTTCAACAATCGATTCGTTTACAATTTCTTTAGCCTGATCTTTACTCATTTTTACAGGATAAGTTTTTCCCTGAAACTTGAATGTCTTTTTATCAGCAAGTGCTGCTTCTGCAGCAGCATACGTAAATTCAGACTTATCCTCAGTTTTCATGCCCTTTCCGAGCAAAAGCTTCTTTTTCTCTTGTAGATCCATTTTTAAACCTCGATATCGTAATCTTCATTTACGGCCTGATCTTCAGAACCATCATAGTCAGCTTCTCTGTGGCCTTCTTCTGGCTCAATTTCAGCAGCAGGATCTTCAGCCGTACCTTCTGGATCAACAACGTCTCCGGTATGCATAGCTACGAAATCTTTGTCTGCTTCAGAATCAAAGATATCAGGGTATTGTTCTGCAATCTCTTGCTGAATTTCATTAGTTCTGGTGTCAATACTTTCTACAAGCTTTTCAGACATTGCACCTTTAAAGGCTGTCAAAGCACCATCTAAATTATCTTCAGCAATGTAGTGAATAATGTTTTTTGCATTGCTCATCAGGGTTCTCCTTAGTTTCCTTTATTTATTCTTCTTCTTTAGAAGAGTTTTGTTGTTGCATTTGAAATTCTTGCATATTTTCCATAGCAATTTTTTGAACATCAGCATTTGTCTGTCTCAAAATATTTTTCTTAATGTAATCTGTAGAAAAGTATTTACCATTATACTGTTCAGCTTCTCTCAGAGTCAT